CAATTAATTTATTTACAATAAAATTATGAAGGGGGAAAAAATTTTTATTACAGGAGGAGCCGGTTTTTTAGGTAAAAATTTAATAGAAAAACTATACAGGGATAATGAAATTACAGTTTATTCAAGAGATGAATCTAAACATTATTATTTAAAAAAATATTATCCTAAAGTAAATTTTGTAATAGGTGATGTTAGAAATAAAGATTTATTAATACGAAAAAGTTATGGACATAGTGTTGGTATTTTTGCAGCGTCACTAAAACAAATTGAAGCGTGTAATGATAACTTTGAGGAAGCTAAGTCAATTATTGTTGATGGAGCGATTAATTCAAGGATTGCCGCAGAAACAAATAAATTTAAATCAGGTTGTTTTATTTCATCAGATAAAAGTAGAGCCGCTACAACTATATACGGAGCAATGAAATATGTTGCTGGTGAATCATTTATAGCTAATAGTTCTGAATGTAATCTTACAACTGCAATATATGGTAATGTTACAAATTCAACAGGTTCAATTATCCCTCTAATTTGGGATTTCATTAAAAATAATAAGGAAATTGAATTATATAATCCAAACATGACAAGATTTTTATTAGATGTTGATGATGCGATTGATTTGATTTTAAAAACCGTAAATTATACTAATTGTAATGTTATACCTGTTGCAAAATCTTTCTTGATTAAAGATTTGTTTGACATTTTCAAAGAAAATTTCGGGTTAAAATATAAAATAACTAACGAGAGAACCGGTGAAAAAATTCATGAAATAATGTCTTCATCTGAAGAAATTAGAAGAATGGAATATAGTGTAAAAGACAATTTATATTTACTCTATCCTAATAAAATTATCAATAAAATTAATTTTAGTAATAATGAGTATTCTTCTAAAGATAGCTGTATCACTAAAGAAGAATTATACAATTATTTAAATAGTAAAAATTTTTTCAGATGAAAATCATAATTTTTGGTTCAAATGGTATGTTAGGAACATACCTTACTAAAGTTTTAGGTGAAAAATACTCGGTAGTTTCTTTAACAAGAAATGATATTGATATTACAAAATCTTCTGAAACAGAAATTTTAAATTTTTTAGAAAAAAATGTTACAAAAGATGACATTATAATAAACTCATCAGGTATCATTAAGCAAAGAAAATATGAAATTTGTGATATGATCCAAGTTAACAGTCAGTTTCCAAATTATTTAAGTAAATTTAAAAAGATTACTGAATGTAACATAATTCATATTACTACAGATTGTGTTTTTAATGGTTTGAAAGGATATTACGTTGAAAACAATAATCACGACTGTTTTGACGAATATGGAAAAACAAAATCTTTAGGTGAAAACGAATCAATAACTATCATTAGAACTTCAATTATAGGTGAAGAATTACAAAATCAGAAATCATTGGTTGAATGGGTTAAATCACAATCTAATAAAAATATCTTTGGATATACAAATCATTTATGGAATGGTGTAACTTGTTTAGAATTGTCAAAATATATTGATGATATTATTTCTACAAATAATTTTTGGGTTGGTGTTAGACATGTTTTTTCCCCAACTATAGTATCTAAATTTGAATTAGTTAATATGATTAATAAAATCTATGATTTAAATATTAAAATTGAACCTAAAGAAACTGATGAAAAATGTTTTAGAAATTTATCAACTAATTTTACAAATCCAATAAAAAAAGAATTGTTTGAACAAATAACTGAAATGAAAAATTTTAATTTGAAATGATAACAACAAATTTAACAGGTAACCTAGGAAATCATATGTGGCAATATGCTGTATGTAGGACTGTTGCCGAAAAACTAGGATATAGATGGGGTATTAACCCATCACCAACACATGATTATCATTCTGGTATGAATCAAATGTATTTCATGGATGTTTATTTTGGTGATCCTATTGAGAACATTCAAAATAATTTTTATGAAAAATGGATTACTTATTTAGGGGTTGGTGAAACTATTAATATTACACCACTTGATAAAAATATTTGGGGAATTTCAGATAATACCCATATTTGGGGAGATAATGGGGCTTTCGGAGCCATCCTTCAGAGTGAAAAATATTTTGATGGATATGAGACTAACGTTAAAAGTTGGTTTAAAATTAAAAACGAATACGAAATCAATTATAACAATAAATTGAAAGAGTTGGGTATTGAGTTAGATGATAATACTTGTGTGATTAATTTTAGAGGTGGTGAGTATAGAAACATACCACAAGTTTTATGTCGTAGAGAATATTGGAGAAGTTCAATTGAATCCATGTTAAAATTAAATCCTAATATGAGATTCATTGGGATATCTGATGATCCAGAATTTGCGAATAGTTTTATGCCATTCCAAATACCTTTTTATCATATAGATATCGGTTTTGACTTTTATGTAATTAATAAATCAAAATGGGTTATTTTATCTAATTCAACATTTGGTTGGTGGGCTGCGTGGTTAAATGATCGTAGTAATAAGATTATTGCTCCGAAATATTGGGCATCACACAATAATAGTAATGGATATTGGTCTGTAGGGGAGAGTTATACTAAAGGGTTTGAATATATGGGTAGAGATGGTAAATTATATGATTATGATAGTTGTAAAAATGAATCTGAAAGATATAATAGGGATAATAATATAGTTTATGGGTAAATTAACAATCATATCAATTTTTGATTTAAATGAAGATTTTATTAAATTACAATATAATAGTATAAAAAAAAATATTAAATGTGATCATGAATATATCATATTTAATAATGCTAAAGAAAATACTCAGAAAGAAAAAATTCAAAAAATTTGTGATGAACTACAAATTGAGTGTATTGATTTAATCTCAGGTAATGGTGGTCCGTCTGATATTGCTGGAATAGCGTTAAATAACGCATTTCTTTATTTAAAAGAAAAAGAATATGTCTTTAAGATTGATTCTGATATGTTTTTCATAAATGACGTTGATTTATTGTCGTATATTGATAAATACGATATAATCTACATACCAAATACGGATAATACCATTATTTGGTCGGGAGTTTTTGGATTCAGTAATAAAATATTAAACAATAAATTAAATTTTCTACCAGTTAGAACCATAGGTGATACTTTTTGTGAGAGTAAAAAACTATTAGAAAATAAAGATTACAGTAGATTCAAATTTGAATTGTTTAATTTAATTGACTATAGAGAATCAGAACTAATAACAAATTATAACACAGATTGTGTAATTAATTACTTACCTGATGGTGAGATATCACATATTGAAAAACCACATTATTTAGAAATGTTTGACTTATCAAATAATTTTACAACCTACAAAAGGATGTATAAAATGTTATCCGAGTCTTGTTTTCCTGAACCATTTGTCGTAGATTTAATTATGATAAATAATAAAGATTTCATTTTTCATTTTAAGTCAGGAAATTGGTCAACATCATTAACTGAACAATTTATTAATGATAAAAAAGAAGGTTTAAAAAAATTATTAAAAAAATATGAAAGTTTATGATAGTTTCTTATTCTTTAATGAACTTGATTTATTAGAGATTAGACTAAATATGGTTTATCCGGTGGTTGATCATATTATTATTAGTGAATGTGATACCACGTTCTCAGGTTTAAAAAAACCATTTTACTTTGAAGAAAATAAGACACAGTTTGAGCCGTTTTTAGATAAAATTATACATATAAAACATATTAATGTTGATGATATTAATTTAGTTGAGACAAATTATCCTGATAAGGATAATCCTATGTTTCAAGAAATTATCACACATTATAAGAGAAATATTCCTGAGTTTGGTGGATTACCTAATTGGTATAGAGATTTTTTACACCGAGAATTAGTAAAGATGGGTATGACAAATTGTGATGATGAGGATATTATCATTTTTAGTGATTTAGATGAAATACCAAACCCTGAAAAGATTACAGAAATTTTGAACACTATGGATTTGGATAAGAATTATTGCTTACTAGGTGATTGTCATAATTTTTATGTAAATAATGTTTGTCATACTAATTGGTATGGACCTGTAATCACTAAGTTTAAAAACATAAGAGGTAAATCAATCGGAGAATTTAGATTACAAAGGTATAATTTTGAATTAATTCAGGACGCATCGTGGCATTTAAGTTTTGTTGGTGGGTCTGAGAGAATTAGAACTAAAATAGTTAGTTGGGGACATCAAGAATTTAATAACACGAGTATTTTAAATGGGGTTGATAGTAAATTATCAAATAATAGTGACCTGTTCAATAGAACAAACAATACGTATAACGATTCAATGCAAACATTCTTCTTTGAGAAAATGAAACCGATTGATATTAATGGTTATTATCCTGAAAATATTGTTAGACTGATTGAAGATAAGTTTCCTTATTTAGTTAAAAAATAAAAATATGAAAAAAATAGTAGTAATTGGTGGTTTAGGATATATTGGTACTGAACTTTGTAAACTTTTATCGGGTGAGTCTTGGTACTACAACATCATCGTATATGACAACAGATTCATGTCCGACAAAGTAAAACAGATTAGGGAATGGGGAATGGATTTTATCCAAGGTTCTATTTTAGACGAAACTCTTTTATCTAGTGTTTTAGAAAATGCAGATATAATTTATCATTTAGCAGGTATTACTGACGTGGCTTATACTAAAACCGAAAGTAATAAAGATAAAGATGATGAGATAAAAAGAGTTGGTATTGATGGAACACGTAATGTTATCAAATATAGTCCTACCAAATCTAAGATAATCTTTCCTTCAACTCACGTAGTTTATGAAGGGTTTGAAACGGCCATGTTTGATTTAGATGAATCAGTTGAGACAACTCCTGTATTAACATATTCAACAGGTAAGGATATTTCCGAAAAAGATTTATTTTATTCTGATAAAAATTTCATAGTAGTTAGGTTATCATCAGTATATGGTTTATCAAGTGATACTATGAGAACCAATATCATGCCTAATCTATTTTCAAAAATAACCTCTCAAAATGGTATTATAAAATTATTTTCAGGTGGAGTACAAATTAAAAGTTTAGTTTCAGTATTTGATGTGGTTAGAGTAATGAAATTTTTATCTGAGTCCAAATACAACAGAGAAATTTTCCATATTTCCAAAGAAAATGTTACAATAAAGGATGTTGCGGAGATTTGTAAAAAAATAAACCCAAACGTCACTGTAATTGAGACTGAGGATGAAATACCAAATTTGGGATATACTATCTCAAATAAAAAAATACTATCAACTGGTTTTGAATTTAAATATGATTTAGAAAACTGTATTAAAGATATGATCCTTGCTTGGTCTGAAAAGTCGTTACCTGAAGATTTAGAATATAAGATTAAGGGTGGTAAAGAGTTTATTGATGACCGAGGTAAAATATCAAACTATGAACTAACCGAACCAATTAATTTAATTGGGTATATTGAATCTAAAAAAGGTACTGTTAGAGCCAACCACTATCATCCAGTACAAGAACAAAAATGTCTTTTAATTAAAGGGAAATATGTTAGTGTGATTAAAGATTTAATGAATGAGGATTCAAAATTAGAAACAAGAATAATCAATGAAGGAGATATTGCCGTTATTAAACCTAACGTTGCACATACTATGGTGTTTCTTGAAGACTCTATTTTTCTTAATTTAGTTAGAGGTGAGAGAGAACATGAAAATTATGGAATAACTCACACAATCCCATATACACTAGTTGATGAACAAATGAGACAGGATATTATCTCAAACTACTCATCTAATTGTCGTTCTTGTGGTAATCAAGAATTAATGGATGTTGTTAGTCTAGGGTTATCCCCATTGGCTAATAATTTATTAGATAGTAAAGATTCTAGCTGTGAGACATATCCATTAGAAATGAAATATTGTCCAAATTGTCATAACTGTCAATTATCATATATTGTTGAGCCGTCAAAAATGTTTGACAATTATCTATATGTATCATCAACAACCGATTCATTTAAAAAACATTTTCAAAACGCGTCGTCTAAATACGTTGATATTTTTAACTTAAATGAAAAAAGTTTAGTATTAGATATAGGAAGTAATGATGGTATTGCTTTAAAACCATTTAAGGATTTAGGGATTGGGGTTATCGGGGTAGAACCCGCTAAAAATCTATCAAAACTAGCCAATGATAATGGTATTGAAACTATAAATTCATACTTTGACGAATCAATAGTTCAAGAAATATTAAAAAATAAGGGAACTTGTGATATTGTTACAGCATCTAATGTTTTTGCACATTCAGATAAATTAAAAGATATTACTGAAAATGTTTTTAAACTATTAAAGGATGATGGTTCATTTATTATTGAGGTACAATATTTGTTAAATACTATAACTGATTTAACGTTTGATAACATTTACCATGAACACGTCAATTATTGGTCATTCACATCAATATTTAATTTTTTCAGAAATATGGGTTTAATGGTTTATGATGTTGAGTGGATAAATACTCATGGTGGTTCTATACGTGTATATGTTACAAAGGACATTAAGGTTACTGAAGTAAGTAAAAATGTTCAGAATTTCTTAAACCGTGAAAAAGAAAACGGATTATTAGATTATAATACCTATAAAGATTTCGGTAAAAAAATAAACACTTTAAGGTCAAACGTTATTAACAATTTCAAGAGACTAAAACAAAAATATAACATTATAGCTGGTTATGGATCACCCGCTAAAGCAACAACATCATTAAATTTCTTCAATATTAATCATAATTACATTGATTATATTATTGAGGATAATTCATTGAAAATAGGTAAGTATATACCTGGTGTTAATATACCGATTAAAGATAAGAATTATACTTATGAGAATTTACCAGGTATTGTAGTTGTTTTGGCTTGGAACTTCTTTGAAGAAATCGTTAAGAACAACGAACATTTAATAAAAATGGGAGTTAAATTTATAAACATAAAAGATTTACAAAATCCAAATTTTGAATTATGAAAATTTCTGAATTTTTAGAAAAAAATAAACAAGAATTTAAACCTTGGTTAGAGGATAATGACCAAGGAATGGTTGAATTAAAAATTTTAAAATATCTGACCGATATTGAAAATGGTGTATTTGTTGAAGCGGGGGCTCACGACGGCTTATTTCAATCAAATACCAAAATACTTGAAGATTTGGGATGGAGAGGTGTGTTAATTGAACCTTCTGAAAGTGCCTACCAACAATGTATAAATAATAGAAAGTGTATTGTGGAACACGCAGCATTAGTTCCCTTTGATTTTCCTTATGATAAAATCAGAGGGAATTTTGATGGGACCCCTCGTTCATCAGTCTTTGATGGGACAATGTATACAGTACCAGCCAAAACCCTTGATTCTATCTTAAAATCACATAACATAACAGAAGTTGATTTACTAACGTTAGACGTTGAGGGGTTTGAATTACAGGTTCTCAATGGTGTTAATTTTAATGACATTAATTTTAAATTTATGTTAATTGAGGTTAATTCTAATTCTTATAGTTTAGAAACTTTAGAAAATTTCTTATTAGAAAAAGGTTATGTCAAGATTGCAAACATCTCAAACTTTACTTTTGAGAATACACCAGGATGGCCTGGGACACATCAAGATTATTTATTCAAAAAAATATGAAATTATTAGACCCAACAATTATTAGAGATTTAGTTGATTATTCTTTTGGGGATCAATCAAGTAATGTTCATAACTTATGGGATGGATATATGAACAAAGCAAACTCAACAAATCAAGATTTTCTATCTAAGTGTGAAATATTCAAAAACAATAAATCAGTTATGACTCTTTTCATTGATAATATTAGATTATATAAAAGAGAAGGGATTAAATACACCAAGATTGAATTATCAAATGAGTCTTCAAAACAATATAAAGACAATAGAGTAAAAGAGTTGGGTGATCAAGATTTGTTATTTCTTTGTTCTACAATACCTGATGTTAAATTTATTATTTTCACAGGTTTTGAAGATACTCAAATAGATGATGAAATCTTTGATAAAATCCCTGAAAATGTTTTAGCGGTTTATGCGTCCAACTCAATATCACATGGAGGTAAAGTAATTCCAATACCTTACGGAATACAAAGAAAACTTAATCCGTATGATATGAGACAAGATATCTTAAGTAATAATATTAATTCTAAGATTAATCCTGAGAAACTACTCTATATTAACCATAATGTTAATACTAATCCGGAAAGAATATCCATTAATGAAAGATTCATTAATGAGCCTTGGGTTACAACTGAGACCCCTAAAAGTAGTAATCCTAATGATTACCAAAATTATCTCAATAAAATTAAAAATCATAAATTTATGATTTGTCCTGATGGTAATGCTATAGGTTGTGAATGTCATCGTGATTGGGAAGTAATTTATATGAGAAGAGTACCAATAGTAAAAGACTCTCCTTATTTACGTAAAATTTTTGAGGGTATTCCTGTGTTGTTTGTAAACTCTTTTTTAGATGTTAGTGAAGAACTATTATTAAATAATAATGATTTATATGAATCAATGCAAACTTTTGATTTGAATAGATTAGATTTTAATAAGATTTATTTTGATATTTTAAAAAAATTTTCAGTATGAAAAAATGTTTAATAACAGGTATTAATGGACAGGACGGCTCATACCTTTCCGAATTTTTATTAAATAAGGGTTACGAGGTTCATGGCACACTTAAAAGAAATTCTGTTTCAGAAAATCAAACTTCAAGATTAGAAAATATATATGATCAGGTTAAGTTACATTATGGTGACTTAACTGATATGTCATCACTTATATCTGTAATACAGAAAGTAATGCCGGATGAAATATATAACTTAGCTGCACAATCACACGTTAGAATATCATTTGATCAACCATTATACACTGCAAATGTAACAGGTATTGGTACTTTGAATTTATTAGAGGCGGTTAAACTTATAAAACCAGATACCAAAATATACCAAGCGTCGTCGTCAGAAATGTTTGGTAACTCGATAGATTCGGACGGATTTCAAAGAGAAACGACACCAATGAACCCTGTATCACCATACGGATGTGCTAAAGTATTCAGTTATAACATTTGTCGTAACTATAGAAACTCTTATGGAATGTTCATTTCAAATGGGATTTTGTTTAATCACGAATCACCAAGACGAGGGACTAACTTTGTAACAAATAAGGTATGTAAAGAAGCGGTTAAAATTAAATTGGGAATATCTAACGAATTAAAACTTGGTAATCTTGACGCAACTAGAGATTGGGGACATGCAAAAGATTATGTTAAAGCTATGTGGGAAATACTACAACTTGAACAACCCGATGATTTCGTTTGTTCAACAGGAATTTCACATTCAGTTAGAGAACTTTGTCAATATGTTTTTTCTAAGTTAGATTTAAATTGGTCTGATTATGTAAAACAAGATGAAAAATTTTTAAGACCTGAAGAATTGAATGACCTAAAAGGTGATTCGTCTAAATTAAAAAACGCAACAGGTTGGATTCCTGATTATACTTTTGAGAGTATGTTAGATGAAATGATACAATATTGGTTAGAATATTATGGATGATGAAAAATTGTTAATTACCGGAAAAGGTCTTATTGGTTCTGAATTTGTGAATGAACAAAAAATAGGATCTGAATATGATTTAAGAAATAAGTCCGTATCTGATTTAGTTATTAGTCATTATAATCCTGATTATGTTATACACACCGCAGGTAAGGTAGGTGGTTTAGGTGCTAATATGAATATGTTAGGTGAGTTCTTCTATGACAATATTATGATGAACAGTAACATAATTGAAAGTTGTAGAAAATATAATGTAAAAAGACTAATATGTTTTTTATCAACATGTATATTCCCTGACAATGTTGAATACCCCCTAACCGAAGATAAAATCCAATTAGGACCTCCTCACCCATCTAATTTTGGTTATGCTTATGCTAAAAGAATGGTACAGGTTCAAATTGATGCCTATAATAAACAATATGGGACAAAATACTTTTCGGTTATACCTTGTAACGTATATGGACCTAACGATAACTATAATTTGGAAAATGGTCACGTAATTCCTTCCTTAATCCACAAAACATATTTAGCTAAGAAAAACAATACTGATTTAGTAATATGGGGTTCAGGTAACCCATTAAGAGAATTTATATATTCTAAGGACATTGCAAAAATTTGTATGATCCTGATTGAAAAATATAATGAGTCTGAACCGATTATTTTATCCACATCACAAGAAATAACAATACGTGATGTAGTTGAAATGATTGTTGAAATAATTGGATTTGAAGGTAATGTGATATACGATACTTCCAAACCTGATGGACAATATAGAAAACCATCTGACAACTCAAAACTTTTATCTATCATTGGTGATTTTGAATTCACACCATTAAGAACTGGTCTTGAAGAGACTATTGAGTTTTTTGTAAAAAACTATAATATTTTAAGAAAATAATTAAATGACTAGACGCAAATCAAACTTGTCTTTAGAAGAGTCAAAACCTCTATCTAAAAAAGACATCATTAACAAAATTGTTACGAAAAAATCAAAAGATAAGTTTTTAACTGACAATCAAAAAAAATATTACGATACTTTATCTAATAACCAAATAACGATTTGTTCAGGTCCTGCGGGTGTTGGTAAATCATACATCGCGATGAAAGCGGCTGTTGATTTATTGGTTGATCATAACACACCATATGAAAAAATTATCATTGTTAGACCAGCGGTTGAAGCTGAGGAAAAATTGGGAGCACTTCCAGGTAACCTTGAAGAAAAATTGGATCCTTACATCTTTCCATCATATTACTTATTAAGTAAAATTATTGGTAAAGACGCTAAAGAAAAATTGGTAGAGAATGAGGTTGTTGAGGTGTTTGCTTTGGCATATATGAGAGGGATGAATATTGACAACTCAATCTTGATCTTTGAGGAAGGCCAAAACGCAACTCCTAAACAGATGAAACTACTAATGACACGTATTGGGTATAATAGTAAATTTTTCATCTCAGGTGACTTAGAACAGACCGACAGGTATAAAGAAAAAACACAATCGGGGTTATATGACGCTCTTCAAAGATTTAATGATATTAACGATATTGGTATTTTTGAATTTTCAAATGAAGATGTTGTTAGAAATCCACTTATTTCTAAAATATTAAAAAAATACGAAGAATGAGAATTGGTATTGATGTGAATGGTGTACTTAGAGACACAATTGGTAAGTTTAAACAAACTTATGAGAAGTTCTTAATAGAAAAATCTGAAATTTTTGAAAACGATGAGTTTGAATATAAAATTACAGAACCTATTGATACCTTAAATTTAATGGATCATTTTACTTTTAAGGATGAAGAAGAATATTTGTCTTTTATGTATGATGAATTTCCTATGCAGATTTTTGGTCATGCGGGTTCTACTGAACTTTCAACATTTCACGATTTACAAGAATTTTATTTAGAAAATAGAGATACACACGAAATTACTATTTTCTCACAAGAAAAAGGTAAAACCAAACCGGCAACATTGTTTTTTTTGTCAAAATTTGGTTGTGAGGTTGAATCCGTTAAATTCTATAATCAATCAACGATTGATAAATTATGGGAAGATTATGATTTAATTTTAACAAGTGATCCAGAATTACTTTCAAAAGTTACAATTTTTACTATATTGATAAAATACAATACAGAGTACAATAAAAATAGTAAGATTGCTTGGAACGTAGATACGTTTAAAGAATTTAACGAACTAATTAAAAAAGAAATAAAATGATTGAAGTATTCGGAGAACACTATTTCATCGACATTGATAAAATAGAACAATTCATTAACATACCAAAAACAGAACCTGTTAGTGGTGACACAAATGAACAACATATCAGTGTTGTTAAATACGAAGTAGTTAAAACTATGATTGATGTAATCATGGGTGAAAACGAAGAGTTTGATGATAACTTGGGTCTTAAAAGTGCGAAAGGAGCATCTCTACCTTTCAAATTAGCTTTCAACACAATGCTTAAACATAAATTAATTGAACACTTATAATATGGATCAAAATTTGATTGAAAAAGTAAAATTGTCCGTTTCGAACATCGAGTCTAAAAAATTCAGAATTTACTTCTTTGTTCAGGACACAAAAGGAAATGCAAAAGCTTCCTTATCATACATTTATCGTATGGCAATGTCTTTAAAAACTGCGGGGTATAATCCGATAATGTTACACGAAAAACCAGATTACATTAAAGTTGGTGAGTGGTTGGGGTCTGAGTTTGATGAACTTGAACACCAATCTGTTGAGGGTCAAAATTTGGCAATCGCACCTGAAGATATTTTAGTTATTCCTGAAATATTTGGATATGTAATGGAACAAGTATCAAATCTTCCTTGTGGTAAAATTGTCTTATGTCAGGCTTACGACCACGTATTTGAAACTTTATCACCTGGTGCTACTTGGAATCAATACGGATTTTTAAAGTGTATCGTTACGTCTGAAAACATGAAAAATTATATGGATGACATAATGAAAAATATTTCATATTCAATAATTGAACCAGCGATTTCTAAACACTTTGTTAAAGACAAATATCCTGCAAAACCAATTGTTGCCGTTCATTCAAGAGAACAACGAGATGGTCTTAACTTTATTAAACAATTTTATTTGAAATTTCCACAATTCAGATGGGTAACTTTCAGAGATATGAGAGGAATGTCAGAAGAACAAATGGCAAACACACTTAAAGATTGTTTTGTGTCAGTATGGATTGATCCCACAAGTTCTTTCGGAACATATCCTTTAGAGTCTATGAAAATGGGTGTACCTGTAATTGGTAAAACACCAAATTTGAAACACGAATGGATGAAACAAGAAAACGGAGTTTGGGTTGAAAATCAGTTGGATATGACTAATGTTCTTGCTAATTATTTACAGAACTGGTTGGAAGACAACATTAATTCTGAACTATATACTAGTGGGATTGAAACAGCTGAAACATTTGGTAATTATGAAAAATTTTCAAACGAAGTAGTTACCTTATTTAGTGACTTCGCAAATAAACGTAAAGACGTATTTACTCAACAATTAAACAATCAATAATATGGAAAATAAATTTGACGTATCAGTAATATTACCAATTAAGTCTTCTAAAGCTAAAGATTTTGAATCTTACTTTGAGAAATCAATAAACTCATTGAAATTACAAAAGGTTTCATTAAATGAAGTAATCATCGTACCAACAAAAGAAGAATCTCTGAATACTTTTTTAAAGTCGTACGATTTTGGAGACCTAAATGTTAAAGTAATCCCGTTTGAAGGTGATCCTAATTTTTCTTCACAGGTAAATTTTGGTGTTGAGAGTTCAACATCTAAATGGGTATCAATTTTAGAATTTGATGATGAATATGCAACAATTTGGTTTGATAATGTAAAGAAATATGATGATATCTATTTAGATGAAGTAGATGCTTATCTTCCAATAGTTGTTGATGTTGATAGTAAAGGTGTTTTTGCTGGATTTACAAATGAAGCTACTTTTGCAGCAGGATTTACAACTGAAATCGGATATCTGACAAATGATATGTTACATGACTATCAAAACTTCCAAAGTTCAGGAATGGTTATGAAAAGAGAACAATTCTTGGAATTTGGTGGTATGAAACCATCAATGAAGTTAACATTTGTGTATGAATTCCTTTTAAGAATGACTTATAATTCTGTTAAAATTATGACAATTCCAAGAATGGGTTACAAACATGAAAATCTAAGAGAGGGTTCAATTTTTTGGAATTACAAATTTGGTGAAGATAAGATTGTTGACGACGAGGTTAGGTTTTGGTTAAATACAGCAAAGAAAGAATATTTCTTTAATCAAGATAGAAACATAAAATACGAATCAGTGTCTTGATGTTATCAGCCTCAACTGAAGAAACAACAATACAATTCAGAAGAAAGGGTAGAAAAACACTCAAAGATAATTATTTTGACGTAAAAGAAGAGATGGCGGTTAGAATGTTTTTAACCGCCACCACTTTTAATGAAAGAAACAAAATATATAATGAGTATCTAAGACATCCTTTGGATAAGATGATATCTTCAATAATTAGAAGGTATAAATTGTATCGAAAAGATATGAATTTTGATGAGATTCATATTGATACACATTCTTTTCTTATGACCAAAATTGAAAAGTTTTCACCATCAAAGGAGAAAAAAGCATATTCATATTTTGGAACTATTTGTAAAAATTATTTGATGGGTCAAATAATTAAAGATCAAAAAGATACAAATAGAAAAATATCATATGAGGATATTTCAAGTAATTTAGAGAATAGGCCCGATATGGTTTATTATATAGATAATGATATGATTGAAGCTGAAGATATTATAAACAAGTTCAAAATAGATTTAAGATTATTTATGGATAATAACGAGATGACTCATAGTGAGAGGAAGTTGGGTGAAGCGTTGATTGTTATATTTGACAACTATGAAGAAACATTTCCGAGCTCAGACAATAATAAGTTCAATAAAAACGTAATATTGTTAACTCTTCGTGAAATGACAAATCTATCAACAAAAGAAATTAGATCATCAATCAAAAAATTTAAAAAACTATATGGGAATACTCTTAATGGTATGATTGATTAAAAATAAACACTCTAAATATTTATAGTTATGTCGAAACCAAGAAAAAAAGAGATTAACTTAACAAAAGATTCTGTTTTAGCTCTTCTACAAGAAGTCTATAATGAACTTGTAGAACAAAGAACAACAGCTTTAAGACTACAAAATAAACTTGTAGTAATGTTAAAAACACCTGAAGATATGACGGTGTTAGGTCCTGTTATTGAAAAACAACAAAAAATTATAAATGATTGTGTTGATAAAAAACTACAACTAGGTAAATTACAATCTTCATTGTGGGAAAAAACCAACAATACTCAAGAAAATGTTACATTGTCTGAAATAGATGATGAACTTCTACAAAGTTTAATTATGAAGGATGTGGAGAAGGGTAATAATGATACCACATATAAGTTTTAATATTTATGGCACTTAACTTAACAAGCGGATATGAGGATTTAGCGAGTCTAATCCAAGAAACTACCACATACAAGAGGGCGAAAAACGATTATGATGGGTTAATTAGTAAACAAGGAAATAAGTTAAGTGATGTTGCTGACACAGTACAAGGTGGTTATCAAAACGCAATCGGTAAAACCAAAAAATTTGAGGAAGTACAAGGAAATCAAATAGATAAACTTCTTAAAATTGCAGAAAGTTTAGGACCTAATTTACAAAATAAGGCGCAATCATCATTACAACGTCAAATTGATAAAGTTAATTTTTCAGGAGTAACTCAAAATACAAAATTTTCAGGATTAACTAAAAATTTAAATAGTGCTGGTGCATCTACCGTAGATTTTATAAAAAAATCGTTTAAAGAAACAATAGCAAAAATAGAACCACAAGTACAAGAAATTATAAATAAAGAAGTGTTGAGGGCTATTGGGTGTTCACAAAATCAAACATATCCAACAAATAATGAAATATATATAAAGGTTTCAAGTATTGATATATTTGGTAATCTTAAACAAGATCCGAATGATCCTATTGGTAAATTATATTACGAGTTAGGGACAAGTTTTAATAACAATGTGACAAAAAACTATCCGATGAATCGTCAATTAAATCATAGGTTAAATAACCCTGGTTTATCATTCAATAGTGAATATGGATCAGCATACCGAGGCACATCACTACAAGAATTGTTTGATTTCGTTTACACAAAAGTTGGACCAAATGGTGAGACCGGTGATTACTTTAAGATAACACTTAAAGAACGTATTCCATCAGTTTCTGATTTTGGTAGTTATGGGACTTCAGGATTTACACAAACCGTTCAATCGGTTGAAAGATTTATTGTTGATTATTATAAGAAAATAAGGATTGCTGAAAGTAGGAAAGTATTTTCTGAAGTTATGAATATTCTAACCAATACATTAACAATTGGCCAAAACCCCGATACTAATTACATAACAAATGAAAAACTATTCGGTAAAATTATTCAACGAATATTTGGACAATGTCAGGATAATACCTCAGAAATTGGTGTCAGTGGAATTGCAAAAATCTCCGTTGGTGATGAATTTGATGAGACTTTTTTTGAATTAACACCTGAAGATAATATTGAGATTGAAAAAGAAATATCGAATATACAAAGGGGTGTGGTTCAATTTGAAGGTTGTGGTGCTGAGGATTTTCCTGTCGATTCTACCTCAATAGTTAATTCATTATTAAAAATGAATGATGCAACAACAACAAGTGAAGAGATTGAATTGTCCGATCAATCTGAGGATGCTGCTCTTGAACAATGGAAACTATTATATCCGAAATTCCCTGTAATATCTTGGAGAAAGGGTATTATTAAATCATTAGTACAAGCATTATGTCGTGTTGTGTTTTCACCTAAAGCAATATTTCCACTGATGATTATGTTAAAAGCGTTAGGTAATAACGTATCAGATACTGTGGAAGATGTTAGAACCTTTATGACTAAATTTAGATTATTGGTTACTAATATATCGGGTAAACTTTTTTCTTTATTTGTTAAAGAACTATATAAAATAATCTCAAGAGATATCAAAAAACTTTTAGGTTCTATTGTAACGGATTTATTAAAAGAAAAGATTGATAAGAGATACGCTATTTATGTTTCGTTATTACAGGCGGGTTTTGAGATTAGGGATACTATTAGAGATTTTCGAAGATGTAAGAGTGTTATTGATAATCTTATTAGATTGTTTAAAATAATAGATAAAGTAACAAAACCTTATCGTTTACCTCTTTTAGCCTTAGACCAAGCAGCTCTAAGACCTGGTGTTAGTGCTACTCGTGCGTTTATGAAAAATATTGGTATAATGCAAGAACTTGGATTACCTACAGGTAATTTACCTGATGGTTCACCAAATCTTGATTTAGTTTCACAATTTGCCAATATTAAAGCAATGTATAAAGAACAAGATGAAAATGGTCAGGTAGAGATATCTTTAAATAAACTAGTATTACCCGTAGCAGTTCCAGGTTTGGCAGGACCCGGAACAGCTTCAGGAGCGGGTGCAAGACTTTTCGGAATACCAAAATGATGAACGAACACAAAATACAAGATCTTTTACCAAAGTTGGGTGAACAATCAAACTCAGCGTTGATTGAAATGATGGATTTTTTACAAAATGACTTTGATGTGACAAAACAAAGAATTGTTGACTTAACGTATCATTTAGATACTATTGAGACGATATACGACAAAATAAATAAAGAATATTCTAAAAGAAATCCATAATGTCAAATTTTTTGAGTCAACCACAATCTAATCTACCTAGAAGAGATATACGAAAATTAATATATCGTGGTACGGTATTGAACAATGTTGATCCAAAAATGTTAGGGAGAATTCGAGTTAATCCTGAATTTTGGACTAAAGAAGATATTGCAACAGCGACCGTTGATTTTAATGAAAAAACTGACATATGGAAAGACAATGACCCTTTTATTTGTTTACCACTATTACCTTTTCATTTGAACGCACCAGTCCCTTCTGTTGGTGATGCGGTTAATATTATATTACAAAATTTAGAAAACCGATTTGAAAAGAGGGGGATGTATTATATTGGAGCTATGTTATCATCTCCGATGTCTGTCGAGAATGAGGTTAAAGAACAATCTGAAAACTTAACAACTTATGGTTCTAATGTCAAAGATACTTATTCTGTAAAAAATCAGGATGGTACATATCCCAATCCTAAAAGTGAGGGTATCTTTCCTGAACCAGATGATGTTGGGTTAGTTGGTAAAGGTACTTCGGATTTAATTATAAAACCGAACGATGTTCTTTTACGTGCTGGTAGAAATTTACCATTTAATATAAATAAAGCCCCTCAAGCAAATCCCAATAGAGCATACGTTCAATTGAGTATGTTTGGTTCCAAAGAAAAATCTGAAGGGTTCGATACGATTGTTAATTTTTCTCAAAATATTCAAAATTTAAAATATGTTGTTGAGTGGTTAATTACTAATCCTGATAATCCTGCGGGTGTTTTTACTGGAACAATTTATCTATACAAATTAAAACCATCAAGTAATACATTATCCACTAATTTTAAATTAACAACAAATTTAGAAACTGAAAAAAGTTTAATAACCTATAAATCATTTCAGTCTAAATCACTAAATGATACTATTATTTTCATCAATAAATTTATTCAGGATGTAAATTCAGGTACTTTAACACAAGTTATTTCAAAACCAGGAAACACTAATTTATCAACAATAACTATAAATGATCAATTCCCATATGGGTATAGACCATCACCACCTACATATAATTGGATAAACCCTACAAATTTTAATGGTGTTGATAATGTTATAGCGTTTACAAATATCACTCAAATTTATCTTGGTGTTAAGTTTAATAGTGGTGTTAAAAAAACAGGAATTGGTATTGTTGGTTCTAAAGATACTTTTGGATTGAGACCAAAAACAAGTTTAGAGTTTGTTGAGAACAAATCAGCCGAGGTGGTGGAAGATACGTTTGCTTCATTGGGGGCAAATCAGATAGCATTTCTTTCTCACGATTCATCAGTACCTGGTAAGTCTAAAATTAACATGCAAAACAATGTTAAAGGAATTGATGCAACCGAATATCAAAATAATATAGTCCCTAATACATCATCAATGGTTAGGGGTGAAGAATTATTAGAGTTACTTGATTTGATAGTTAGATACCTAATATCTCACGTACACGCATATCACGGACTACCACCAGTACCTGTAGGACAAGATGGAACTTCATCATTAGATGTTCTAACACAACTACAAGAAGCATATCAAAAAGTTTTAAATAAAAATATCAGAATAAATTGATATTTATATGAAAAAGATATGTCAGTTCATTTTTCATACTTTAATAAGAATAACACACTTATAAATGGTTCATATACCAATACAGGAAGAAATCCTGTAACACAATTGTATTTTGGATCACCAAACGACACACTAAACCCTGTTGGTTTCACTAGATTTATCTTTAATTTGGATTTATCTACCCTACAATCAAAGATATCTTCTGGAGTGGTTAATACCTCAAATTTGGTAACACATACTCTTAGAATGACTAATACGTCGTCATTTGATACAGAATTGTTGAACACAACAATGTCTGATACATCTAGACGAGCAACATCGTTCGATTTGTTTTTATTTAGAATAACAGGACAAACTTGGGATGAGGGGGTAGGTTATGATTTTTTAGATACCACGTTATCTAAAACATCCTCAACGGGTCAGTTAACTTTAGATACTTTGGAAACAGATAAGTCATATTCTGATAGACCAAGTAATTGGTTTCAACGAACAACGTTATCAGGGTGGACTTCAGCAGGAATTTATAATAATAGAAATACGGCAACAGGTAGTGGTATAAATTATTCGGCACTTACAATTGTTGATACACAACATTTTGAATTTGGTAATGAAAATATTTCGTTTAATATGACTAACGAAATTAATAGAATATTAACTGGAACAACAACAGGAGTAACAGGTTATGGAATTGCATATTTACCTGATTTTGAAAATATATCAGGTTTAACTGAAAATTATTCTGTAGGTTTTTTCACTAGACACACTCAAACGTTTTATCAACCATTTTTAGAATCAACATACGATGACTTAATTACCGATGATAGAAACTTATTTGTATCTAACAAAACAAATAAACTATACCTTTACGTTTATTCTAATGGGAATTATTATAATTTGAATAATAATCCATTGGTTAATATTTATGACCCTAATGATGATATAGTACCGGGTTTGTCAGCACTTACCACAACTAGAGTTACAAAAGGTATTTATGAAGTCACAATACCACCTATAACCGGATATACAACACCATGTGAATTTAGTGATGTGTGGAGTGGTCTAACAATAGATGGTAATTCCTTAACAAACATTACTAATTATTTTATTTTACAATCATATTCAAACTACTTTGAAATTGGTACTGAAAGTAGAGAACCTACCGAGTATGGATTTGATTTTTACGGGATAAAACAAGATGAAAAAATATTAAATACTGAAATACGTAAAGTCGGTGTGATTGCAAAAAAAGCATACACTTCACAACAGATACTTAATAAAATACAATGTTATTACAGAGTGTTTGTTAGAGAAGGTCAAACTGAAGTACAAGTTCAAGATTGGACTGAAGTTAATAGAACACCAAATGAGCTTTATTTTATATTTGATACCACAGATAAAATACCTAATGAATATTTTATTGATATAAAGATACTTACATCAGGACAAGTTGATATTTATAAAAGAACATTAAAATTTCAAATAGTTAATAGAAAATGATAACAGATAACCAAATCAGAAAAGCTTTGAGGAGACTTCACGAAGCAGAACACTCAACTGAAAGATATATGTTTTTCAGTAATTTACAACAAATAAAAAGACAAGCAGAATTGTTATTAGAACAAGATGAACAAATGATTGAATCCATCTTAAATAACGGACACGATTGGGCTGATGATCATATCACAGTTGCAAAAGAGAATATGGATCAAGTTTTTGATTTCTTTATGAATGAGATTGAAGGTGATGGTGAACAAGATATTGATGATCACTCGTTTCACGATGATATGGTAATGATGGAAGGTCGTAAAAAAACAGGTACTAAATTATGTGCTAGAGGTAAATCAGCCGCTAAGTCTAAATTCAAAGTTTATCCTAGCGCTTATGCTAATGGTTACGGGGTACAAGTATGTAAAGGTGAAATGCCAGGATTAGATGGTAAGAAAAGGTGTTCATCACCTTATTGTTAAAACAAAACCCCCATTTTTTAGTGGGGGTTTTTAGTTTATATCAGGATTTATTATACCAACCAACGTAATACGTTCTACCCTCAATTCTATGATAGTCATATCTACTATCCTCGGTTAACAAACTGTAATCAGAATCTCTGTAATAATCATCGTATACGTCATCCCAATCAATATAATCTCTAATAGAAAGATCTTCTCTTTGTAGATACGAATAAGCATCATCCTCAATATCACTTTTAATAACGGCAAGTAATTCTTCTATCTTTTCATCTAACATACTATGATCAAACCCCACAGGGTTATCCCTAATAGACTCAATTTCGGTTTCAATCTCTTCTATTCTTTCACTATCCTCATTGGGATCTAAATCATTACGTTCGTTTTCCAATTCTTGAATTTCACTTAATTGTTCATCACTAAGAACTAATTCATCCGAATCAAAATAATCGGTCGGGTTGTTTTTAATACTCTCTTCTAAATTTTCTCTTTCGTCGTGCACCACACTATTCCAAACTTGGTACCAATCAATAAAATTTGAAAAATAGTCATCATCATGTCCAGAAAAATCCATTTGTTCAATGTACTCTCTAAGAGCCTTATCCCATTCATCATCAGTACCTGAAAATACAACATCTTTAGAAACATGATAATTCCCTGCTAAAACGGTAAATTCATATAATACACCATAGTAAGAACCAGATTCCTTGGATAAGTTAGCTATCGAGTTCTCATTAAAATATTCAACCTCTTCATCATATTTTGCTATAAAATCCTCAACTCGTTTTTTTTTCTTAGGATCGTTAATGGTCTCGACACGATTTCGTAACTCATCAACTCTCTCAGTGTATTTTTGAAGTCTTTTATATTCATCATACATCTCTTCCCAATTATTATATCCAAAAGTTCCATCATCACAAAGGAAATTATAAGCGGCTAAACGTTCAGGCTCATCAGTAAGGTCACCTGACTCCAAAGACTCTTCAGCCTCGGCTACCATATTATTGTATTTCGCTTCACTATTTTTATGATAACCATAGTCACGGTTAACAGAATAAAATTTTTCTTTAACTTCAGATAAATGTTCAGGATAAAGACCACTTGTCTCCAACCAATTTATAATCCTATCAAGACGTGATATATTTTTTTCGTACTGTTCAGAAGTATGATACCCCCAACCTAAACTTTTATATCCTAACTGTTTCAAAAAACGATCAAAATCCATAAAAAACCTTTATCTAATAAATATCAAAACAATAGTAAAAAAAAAGTTAAAATATTTTTTGGTAATTCAAAAAATACCATTACCTTTGTCTTATCAAATCAAATAAACTATGACAATTAAATCCTACTTCAAAAGAATCGGAATGAGAATGTTTTACCGATTCAAGATTCTTGTTAAACGAGGTATTTGGGAAGATGAACCTGTAAATGGTTCTTCAATTCAAACAAATGCCACAAATATCTGTAGAAGAACAATGCATCTACAAGATTCAGAATTGTTATACGCACCAATGTCACAAAAACGATACATCCGAAACGAAAAGTTAGGTATTTTTATCATCATCAAAGATAAACAAATAGATATCGTAAATCACGTTTATCACTATAACGTTGAGTTATCCAATAAAAATATTGAACGAGTAATCGGAATGTTCGATAGAGAAACAGAACTCAGGAGAACAACCTACGAAAAAGAAATGTTATCACAAATAGGTCACTCATTAGAGACCATTTTAGAACACGTAAAGGGTACCAAATTAACCATCGAATAAATTCAATCTGTATTTTTAATTCATCTGAACCTTTGATTAGAAAAAACTTTTTGGTCTGATGGTTATTTTGCTTGTTCAATTGGTGAAGCGTCACCAAAAACAATCAGAGAATATATTTTAAATCAAGGTTAAAAATATTTTTTCAGAAAAATCGTTTTTTTTTTTTGATAGATATTTATATTAAAAATATAATTATGAAAAAAGTAGTAAGACTAACTGAATCAGATTTGACAAGAATAGTAAAGAGGGTTATATTAGAAAATGAGAATTCAAAAATTAAAGAGTTTGTGGATGTATTTAAACCACTTGGTGTTATGTGGACTCAAAATAAATTTGATGATAAAGCGTATCTATCCCCTTCAATTGAAGTTGGGATTGGTGACAGACTTTCTTTCAACCGAATAAATAGACCTGAAATTAAATGTAAATTAAAAAGGGATGGTAATACTATTCTGTGTCAAGACAAGAATGGAATTACTAACTTTAATTTAACTACAGAATTTGTGAAATTTAAAAAATGGATATCTAACTATGAGTATTAATATAATTGTAAAACACAAAACCACCTTTCATCCCACAAACTAAAGATTTGTGGGTTTTTCGGTGGAGTTATATAAAACAAAAAACGGGACTTAAATCCCGTTTTTTTTATTTCTTAAGTTCAGATAAGAGTGATTGTCTTACCATTATTTTTATATTTTCGGAAATACTCTCATTCTTTTTCTTTGGTTTATAAGAAACCATTTTTGGTTTATTACCCGTACCTGTTTTATTGTGAGTTTTTTCAGCCTTTCGTTTCTGAGCACAAGCAGATTTCTTCTGTGAATCCGACATCTTACTCGCAACACCCACTGCTCTACATTTAGGATAACCACGATCAGACGCCTCAGGTCTACCACATGGTGGATGCTTACCATCAACCTTTCGACATATATTTACCCAAGGACCCTTCGGTTGTTTAGAACCTTTAGGTTTTTTCTTAGTACCAAACCACACAGCCAAATCTTCATTTATTGAATGGGGTTCATTGATATCAAGATCATACGTACCATCCTCACCTTTTTCCCAAACACCAACGATTCTTTTCAAATTATTACGTAAAGTGTTTTTAACTTTTTCATCATTGACAGGATGATCCGAAAACTCAGTAAAAGGTCCTAACTCTTGTTTCTTCCATTTTTTTATACCAATTTCCGCAGGCCCATTATATTCACCAGCCGTTACCGATGTACTTTTTTCAAAAATTAAATCGTATCTTTTATCAACACTCTCGTCGTTTTGTTGGAAATGTGTTGTATGATACTTTTCACTATTTCTTGACATTTTTTCCATTTTATCAGCAACAGACTTACTAACATCTAATGCACCATCTAAACTATCGTAATTTAATTGTGGGTTATCAAAATGAGATATCTCAATATCATATGGATGTAATGTGGTTTTTTTCCATTTTTTTAATCCTAAAGATAACGGCATTGCAAATTGTCCCGCATGACCACCAGTTCCAATTCCCTCATCTAAAACTTTCTTAATAGTTTCCTTTAAACTCATACTGATAAATATCCTTAAAATAAAAAAGGTCAGATTTCTCTAACCTTTTTTATGGTATTCGATTTTCTTATATTTTCATCACTCCACAATGGTTGTAAATTAGATAAACACCAACACTTCATAAACTCATTATCCCCAATTTCATTTATCTCGAATGAAGTTATTGGTAATATATGGTCAACATGCCACTTACCATAATTATCCCACGACATATCACCTGTAAACTTACTCTCTAAATGGTCTATAAGTTGTTGGGGTGAATATTTTAAAACTTCAAAATAATGTCCATTTTTTTCTACATTATTTTCTTTAAGAACCTGATAAATAGCTGTTCTAAAATTGGAGATTAACTTATATAGGGGGTCATTAGCTTTACGAGTTCTTTCGTAATTACGTTTGGTCTTTCGTAATTTATCACGATTCTCTTCTCTCCATTTTTTTTGATATTCATTCCACTTTTCCTTATTTTCTTCATACCATTTTTTATGTTTATCAGATAATTTTTTTTTATTTTTTTCTCTATATTTTTTTTCGGCAACTTTTTTACCCCCTATAAATCGTCTACCGGAAAGGCCTAATTTAGCATTGTTTTCCCTTAAAACTCTTAAAATAACAGGTTTAGATAAACCAGTTTTTTGTGATATTGATTGTGAACCTAATAATTCGTCATTATACATTTTAAGAATATTAATTAATTCTTCTTCAGATGGGATATATTTCTTCATAATAATAAATATAATACATACGACCAAAAAATCAACTATTACTTAAAGAAACAAAAAAAGGTCAGATTTCTCTGACCTTTTGTTAAAAATTAGTTCAATTTATTATCTCAATTCTCTCAAATCGAATGTTCTAACACCATCTACGGTAATTCTGCCATAGAAGCGATTGTTCACCATCTTCTTCGCGTAACGAGTCATGATACCCTTGATAGGAGTAAAGTTAAATGGGTTATACATAGTTGGAGTTAATTGTAGAGGTACATATGGTGCGTAAACGTAACCAGTATCCAATAGAGAAGTACCTTTGTGACCCATCAACACTTGGTTTGCAGGGAAGTAAGGATCTCTATACACTTGATAACGACCCGCTAATGTACCAACTCTTTCAATACCCATGTTGTACTGATCTTGCTCAGGAGCCGCGTTTGATACGTGGAAATACTCCAAATCGTCAAAGATAGCAGATACTTCAGAAGATACAACGATCCAGTTAGCACCACCTCTCAAAGTTGATTTGTGAATTTGAGCAGAGATTTGGTTAATTGCAGTGATAAGAGTTTGATTCCAGTCCTTTTGAGTGTAAGGAGCAAACGAAGTTGAAGAAATTCTCTTCCAACCGTTATAATCCCATCTCAAATTCCAAGCAGCACCTTTTCTAAGGTCACGAAGAATTTCACGGTCAATTTCAGCAGCAACTTGTTCAGATAACAAAGCTGTCAATTCAGCTTCAGCATCGATGTTGTGGAAAGCCGCAACGTCTTGTGCCAATTCAGGAGACCATTGTGCTCTTAATTTTCTTTCAGTTACAGATACTGTTACAGAATCCAACTCGAAAGAAACTTCACCAATTTTATCTTCAAATTCAAGTTCTTGGTAACGTCTGTAAACCGCTCTAAATGATGTGTTAATAGCTGTTTGTGAAGAGAAAGTCACACCTGTGTAACCATCAAGAGAGTTAGCACCAAATGTTGCTGGTGATGTCAAATCAACTTCCAAATAGATAATACCATTTGCTGAAGCGATATTAAAGAATGACCCACCATTACCAGGTGTATTTGTTGACAATGTATTGTTGTTAAAGTTTGTGGTCGTATTAGTACCATATTGAACAATACCTTTACCATATTGTTGTGTAACAACACGGAACAAGTAAGGATTATATTGGTTTGATGAAGTGAATGGGTTACCTGTAGAACCAACGATTCTTAAATCAGATAAGAAACTTTCAGTATCCATTTCTTGACCATCAGGTCCAATCAATTTTCCATCACCAATATTAGAGAAACCTGACATACCAATGATTACTTTTTTGGTATTAGCATCAAAACCATAACCTGAAACCGCTAAATTACCATTACTATCCCAAGCAAATGTTGCAGTGTCCGCAGTTACCAAAAACCAAGGACCTTTTGAATAGTCAAATAAACCTGCAGGATCTAATCCAGGTTCAGTACCTTCATAAAATAAATCATAAAGATTCTTAGAATATGTGTTATTATAGTTACCAGCTCCAACAGTAGTGGTATAACCACCATTTGGATCACCAGGATAGTTACCAGGAGAACCGATTGGTGGGATATGGTTTCCTGACTTAGCACCATTCTCCCAATAATTAGTACCACCAGAATAACCTTGGATTTTAGGTACGAAGTAGAACAATTTACCGATAGGTAAGTTCATCGCTTGTACAGAAACGATATCATTCGCCAACAACTTAGAGAATACACGTCTGATGATTGGAAATACAACTGTCTCAAAAGAACCTGAATCCGCTGTTGTAGTTGATTCGTTAATTAAGAAAGATGCTTGGTTTTCGTATAATTGAGCCATATTTTCTTTTAAGTGGCCGCTCAAACCTTCAAGGAACCCAAGTTTGTTCCATTTGTTAATTGTATCTTCTTTGATAACTTTAAGGTGCTTAAGACCAATGTTACCAACAAGACCGCTTTCTAATAATGCTCCCATTTTAATTTTTATTTAAGGAAATTTATTTTTTTTGTTATTTAATTATTTTAGACATAATGTCTTTCATTCTCAAAAACTGAGGGTTTTCATAAGTCTTAGATTCTACCAAAACATTTGAAGAACCTGTTGAAATTGGTTTTTCAATTTTTTGTTCGATTGACTCATTTACCGCCACAGATTTTGAATTTAATTCATCCTTGATTACTTTATAAACTGACTTAGACTCTTTTAATGTTTCAACAGTATCAAAACGTTTCAAGATATTAATCTTTTCTTGTTTTGTAGTTGAATGTTCAGTAAATAGTCTTGTCGCGTAAGCCAAGTTTGAATTAAAAACTGCAACTTCATTTAATTTATCTCTGAAGATATTTAATGCTTTTCTGTACTCTTCATTTTTAGTTCTTAAAACATCAATTTCACTCTCAAGATTTAAATTTCTGTTGGGTGTAAAACCTTTTCTTAAACCACGTCCACTTTTAGATCCGAACGCATATGTTCTTGAAGCTTCTTTAGTTTCTTTTTTGAAAGGGTTAATTTCTTTTTTAATAGCACCATCTAAGGAACCTTCTTTAAATTCAAATTTTGCCTTACCTAATTTTGCACCAGTACCGATTTTATATTCGTGTTTACCACCCATACGACCTTTATCAAAATCAGATTTTTGGTTTGTTTTGTAATTAAAAGAAGCTTTACCCAATTTAGCACCTTTACCTACAACAGGTTTAGACTCACCCATTTCTTTACTTGTAGATTTCTTTGATGGTTTTGTCATTTTAGATTTACCCATCATGCCCATAGACATTACTGGTTTAATTTTACCCATTGGTTTTTTCATTGACTCATTCATGTAAGATTCTTCTTCATCCATCATATCATCGTCTTCCATTTCAATTTCGTACATAACTTCATCTTCTTCATCCATCATGTCGTCATCTTCCATTTCGTTCATATATGATTCTTCATCCATCATGTCGTCGTCTTCCATTTCAATTTCGTACATAATAGCTTCTTCTTCTTCTTCATCCATCATGTCATCATCTTCCATTTCGTTCATATATGATTCTTCTTCTTCATCATACATTTCACTGAAAAGTTTATCCATAAGATCTTCAGAATCTTCGTCAGAAAAATCAAACTCGTCTTCCATATCCATTTCATCCATTTCGTCTAATTCATCTTCTTCATTCATACGAATAAGGAATTCAGAATCATCTTCGTCATCTTTGATGTTTAAATAATCACCATCTTTAACAACTTGGATTTTATCATTGGGGCCAAGCTTTTTGAAAACTGCCGCAACTTCTTCAGGACTAGCGTTAGTAAGATCCAAAGTTTCAGAATCACTCATATCCATTTCGTCTTCGTCTTCCATATCCATGTCAATTTCAACTTCATCCTCATCTTCCATTTCATCATCACTTTCGTCAGAATCCATTTCGTCTTCGTCTTCCATATCATCCATGTCAACTTCGTCCTCTTCACCTTCGGGTTTATTTTCAGCCTCTACCATCAAAGACTCTTTTACCAATTCAGAGATTTCTTCCTTCATTGTAGAAGCAAGTATTCCTTTTGCATTTTCAGCGATGACTTCTTCCAAACCTTTAATTTGGTTCATCACATCTTCAGCTAATGACTTTTTGTCTGCCATATTAATTATAGTTTTGTATATAAATATATCCAAAAATCAAAAAATCATTATTTTACGTATAAAAACAAAAAACCCCCGACTTTCGCCAAGGGTTAATCCTAAAAACAAAATGAATTAGTCTTTATCAAACACTTCATTGATTTTACTTTCCGATACCGAAGTAATTCTCCATTCATGAGGAAAGCCTTCATATTTTTTAGTTACGATAGCTTCAACATCGGTAACCGAAATTGCGCTAACCAACTTTTCTTCACGAATTTTTTTAATACGACCCGTATTTTCATCAGGCAAATCGTACTGAACTTTTGCAACAAAAAATTTTTCTTCCATAATATATAATTTACTTCCCCAAATAATGAGAAAGTTTTTTCATAAGGTCAAGTGATTTGTTCTCAAATGTTGAAGTATTTTCAGGTTGACCACTACGTTGTACTTTCATTCTGGTTTCCTCATCAAGATTTTCTTCAAAATTAAATCGATCTTCAGGTTTGGTAAATAAATAAGCACCTGGTGTTGATGGGGATGATACCAAATCAAAACAGATTAATTCAAAATCTTTTTGAACTTCATTCTGTTCTCCGACTTTTTTTAATGATCCGACACCTCTTGAGGATATACCCAATGTAACACCTTGTCTTAACAAATTTGCCGCCTGATCTCCCTTAGTAGATACAATACCTCTTTCATGGAAACCTGGTGAGGTTAAAAGTTTAAGTTTACCTAAACAAACATGTCCATCCCACCATATCTCAGTAATTGCGTGTGATACACGATCAAGATCTATTAATGAAGATTCAGGGTGATTTAATTCAGATAATGCAGTTCCCTTATTGATTGCCTTTTTATAGTTTTCAACTTCTCTTTTCAATATTTGTTCAGGATATATTCTACCATTTCTGTTAGGGGTATTATATTTTTGTAAAACAGCATAAAATTCAAATGGTTTAGAATAATCTAACATATTGTTTGATTCTTCCAAAACTTTTCTGTTCATTCTATCTTGTGGGTCAATATATCCAGCATCCCACTCAACTAATATTCCTTTACCTATTTCGTTTGGTCCTAAAATTTTCATAGACATCATTTTGATATAAATATATCAATATTCCATCTGTGGATCTTTTTTTGTTAATGAAAAATTAAAGTCCTTGGAATTTAAGAAACAATCAACGTATATTGCGTCAGAAATGTCTTTAATATTATTCTTAATACTTTGTTCTCTGAAATCCATTATCTGAGTAGTGAATAATGTAATTTCCAAGTTTACAAAACTTTTCTTACCATAAGACAATCCACTTAACTTCACATCCAAATCAACAATAAATGTTTCTTTGAAAATTTTTTTATTGATGGTGTCAATAACAACCTGTTTTATGTTTCTTTCTAAGATTGTGATTTGTTTATTCCATTTTTCAAATTCTTTTTTTGGTAACAACCACGTTTGAAAATTGATGTAAATTGATTTTAATTCTTTTGAATCTACAGTGCCGTACGTAACTCTCGCATTCCTATACCCACTTAATTTAGAAGTTTTTCCCTTCTTCATTATTTAATAATATATTATAAATATTTATTTTTAAATAAATCTTAATACATAAAAGTTAAAAAGTCAAAAATGATAATTATAGACGTAACAAAATTTAAATCATTGGATAAAGCACTTAAACATTATAAGATGAAAGTGATAAAAACCAAACAAATGGATATTCTATATAATAATAGGGAATATGTTAAAAAATCTGTTAAACGAAGAGAAGAGATTATTAATGCTAAATATAAACAAAAAAAGAAGGACTTAGATTAAAGTCCTTCATATAAATTTTGTAATTTTAAATAATTCAACCGATTAAAGGCTTCTTTCTCAACAGAATCGATAGTCTCATTAAGTTTTTGCTTAATCTCATTATCGTTATTTGTTAATATGTAATTCTTTAATTTAATGATGGTATTTTCTTTTAACACATCAAAATCACTTTTTAAGTCAAAATCTTTTTTAGAAAACACTTCATCTAATTGTTCTAAAGCCTCTGGTTCTAAACCATCAATATACTTTTCTAAATTATACTTAACAACATTCTCAATGAAAGGGGTGAAATTATTTTTTGTAACTTCTTTTGATTCTGTCATTATTGACACCAATTCTTTTTTATTTTCAATATTTTCAGTTATCTTTAAAACATCATCATTTAATAAAGAATCCACTTTTTTATATTGATTTTCACAAACAACATCTTTAACCCAATTTTTAAGATCTGTTAAAAACAAATGATTTTTTTTATTCTTAATCGTTTTAATACTTTCTTCCAAATACTCCTTTGCTATATCTGAACTCATTCCTTGTTTTATTGTTAGATTGGAATATAAATAATAACACTCACTAAGCATCTTATTAGAAATTACAACTTTTTTAAAATTGTTAATTTCGGTGTTAAATGTTTGGTTGACGTATGACTCATTAAGTTTTTTCTCAACCTTTGAAAATAATAATCCTAGTTCCATTTTTCTTTTTTATTATAAATACTTTATAAATCCTTTAATAACTTATCAAACTCCTCATTTAGTGTTTCTATCGACTTATTTCCCTTACCTAAGTCAAAATATTCATCAACAGTTATGTTTGACTCAAAAATTAGATTAAATTTTTTATCTATACTTGCGGTTTCTAAACCAGGTTCGGGTGCTCCGGGAGGTGGAGGTGGTGATAACGGTGGTTCACCTCCCATACCTTCAGGTGGTGATGGTGGTGTCTGTGCTTGTGTATCAGATGAAACAGGTCCTTCAGTATATAGTTTATCCAACGTATCAAATAGTCCGGTTTTCTTAATAACATTAGGTGTATTCGTAAGCTCAGTGGATACTGCCTTCTCAATTCTTTGTTGTTGTAAATCCAATTTTATATCTTCATCAGAGAATCCAAGAATATGTTTCTTAGCCCAAGATACTGATGCTGGAGCAATACCCTCAATAGGTGTTACGGTATCTTTATATGCCATCAATTTTTCTTTCCAAACGTCAATCTTTAATAAGTCAGCTTGTGTTGATGGATTTGTTAAACTTAATGTAAAATTAGATAACTCGTCCTCAAATCCCAAAATAAATAAGTGAATGATTGCGATTTTATTAAGTTCTTGTAACATACTTTTTTGAATACGATTAATTGTTCTCGCAAATCTGATATCCAAAAGAGCCAAATCTTTACCATTACCAACAACTTCCTCAAACCCTAAAAACGCTTTTGGGATTCTCAGTGCGGTAACAAGTTTCTTTTGAATGTATTCAATATCAGCAATCTCTGATAAGTTTTGAGCACCTTGTAGTGTATCAATTGGTGAAGCCTGTGCAACATCACGAACGGGGACGAAATAATCCTGATCGACAGCCATTTGATTGTACCTTAAATCAACGTTACCGGTTTGGTCATCAACAATTGGTTGTCTTTTGAACCTATTAGCAAAACGTTGTACGTATGGTTCAATATCAGCATCGTCCATATTACCAACAAAAACTTTAAATACACGTCTTTCTGGTGCTCTAGATGTTCTATAAATTAACATTGCATCCTCGGCCAATATAAGTTGTTTCCAAATCCTTCTAGCCTTTTCAAGCATTGACGTACCATATGGTAACTTCCTATCATCCCCTAATAATCTGAAGTGTGCAATTTCCCAAGTATTAAAATCTAAGTTTTTATTTTTCCAAGCAAATCTCATAGATTTCATTTCAGGGGCACCCTCACCAACTCTTGGTCCCATGTACATACCTCGTTCTAAACGTTCAATTTCAATATTCGGTAATTGGAAATTACCAACAACTCCGTGTTCAGGATCCAATTTCAAATAAACAAAATTATCTCCGTATTTGCAGGTATTTCTTGTCCACATAGCCAAATTTGTATTAATGTCCAATACGTTATTAAATAAATCGGCTAATATTGATTTAATTCTTTTTGATTCAGAATAAATTTGAAGAATATGTCCATTTTCATCTACAGTTGTTGATTCTTCGGCATAAATGTCTAGGGCTGCCGATATCTCAGGAGTATATTCCATTGATTCATAATCATATGCCGCAGCCAATCTCGTGGGTCCATAATAAATTGATTGTTGATATAAATTGTTTTCAATTTTTGCCCAGTGGCCTGCCAAATATTTTGATTGTTTTGCTTGAAGTTTTTCTTTTTCATATTCCGTTTTATCGGTAGTTTTTAATAAAACTTCTTTGTCAAATTTAAATGTGGGATAATCATTATTAATTAATGAATCAGGTCCCATTGTTTTTGACAATCTCTGCCAAATTGTTAATTTTTTATTTTCCATATTATAAACTTACGTTTTTTTCCTTATAATTAAATATTATCTTCCCATACCACCGAATAACCAATTATAATTTTGGTAATCCTGTTTTGTTGGTCCGTTTTTTCTTACGTGTTGTTGATTGTTAAAAGAGGGTGTTAAAGGATTAAAAAAATTATCTGTAACCATTGGACTTTCCGCAACTTGCCAAGCATCAATTAACGCTTTTGTTTGTTCGGTCACTTTTGTTAATGAAGAAAATGAATTTTCCCCAACATAAATAGCCATCGCCAATGACATCAATAAATCATCGTGTTGTCCTTTTTGGTGGTCAGCACGACCATTAACATAAACAAATGTTCTCATCTCGTTTAGAAGACGATTACTTCTTATTTTATATCCGTGTCTAACCTTCTCCTCCAACGCACCGATAATTTGTTCTCTCTTACTATTAAAATTTAAACCAGGTACTTTGTTAGCCGCCTTTGGGTCAAACTTCCATCTGTTCTGATAATCAACACCATCAAAAAACAAATTTTTATATCCAAGTTCTTGTAGTTTTCTTGAGGTTGAAACCCCCATACCACCAGTAATATCAATTACAATAAATGCATCATACATATTACCCCACTTAAAACATATCTCAGCGGCAACATCAGGTGGTACTTTTCCGAGGTATTCCACAACCTGTTCTTGTTCGTCAAAATCAACGATTTGAAACGTTGTGAAGTCCTCACTATCACCTCGTGACACATCAACCCCCATAATGTACTTATGACCCGGTATTGGGTCTTTCCAAACCCATAACGCACCACCCATCATCTTACCCGTGGGTTCCTGTAGTAAATTATTGTTTATTCTAGCAATATCTAATTGATCAAAAACGTTATCACCCGATCCCAAGAAGTTACATTCCAACTCTTGTGAAACTTTTCTTTTGTCAAATTTTAACTTCTTAACCATCTTCTCAAACCAATCTGAAGATGGGGAATAACCAGTTTTTAATAGATCTCGTATTTCTTCAAAATTTCTTTCATCAAATGGTATTGAGGAATAATCTATTAAGGTTTCCTTACCATACTCTTCTCTATTCAAAAAGTAATGGATTATATTTTCAGTCTTAACCAAATATAAATCTTTAGTATATCTCGGATCTTTCCACCATACCATTTCAGATATTTTGAAATCATTCATATTCTTGATTGCCTGGTCGTATATCTCATAATAAATTGGATCAAATCCGTTAGGAGTTGAAATAACAATTACCTTACCCCCTGTGGATAAGGACGCCATACACGCAGCCCAAAAATCACCATCTGCTTCAATATACGCAGCCTCGTCAAATATCAATATAGTTGGGGTATAACCACGAAGTGCGTCCCTTGATGTTGCCACCGCTTTTACCTCACATCCGTTTGTTAATTTGAAATGTCTTTGTGAATTTTTTTCAGGGGAGAACCCAATACCAACCCAACTAGGCCATTGTTCAGTAAATCCTCTAACCTTATTTGCCATTTCAACCGCAGTATCTAACTTGTTTGCAATGATTAGAATTTTCTCAGGTTTTTGTTTCATTGCAAAAACCAATTTTTTACTTGCCCAAGCTGCGGTAACAGTTGATACCCCCGCCTGTCTATACTTTAGTGCGATGTTTTCATTGTAGTTATCATAGTCATTTAATAAATTAACTTGATCAGGAAAACAATCCACAGGTACATATTTCTGAACCGTATTATCATAAGTCTGTAAATACGATTTTAACGCATATGGTGTATCTTTCATACACCTTGCGTATTCTATTAAGATTTGCTCTTTTGTAAGTGCCATAACTATAAATATTAAAAAAGGGGATTAAAAATCCCCTTTCAAATATTTTAGTCTTCTGACCTACTAATTCCTAAACTTTTTAAGAAATCATCGAACTCATCATCACTCGGTAAATCTGAGTCTGGAGGTGTTGGTCCCTCGTCATCATATCCATAATCATCATCCTCATCGTCACCTTGCTCCTTGTTATAGACATATTCTTTGATCTCCTTAACCATTCTTTCAATGATTTGTTTACCAACAGGATCTTTACTATTAATCAATTTGGCAACACGGAAGAATTCTTCAGGTTCTAATTGAACAAATCTGTTAAAGATGTAGTTTTGAATCCATTTTGAATTATCTTCATACACTTCCATCGGAAACGCACCTTTCAATCTTTGCCATAAGACAGGACCAATACGAATTTGCCAAGCTTCATTTACCAAAGAATCGGTTTCACCCATTACAAGTTCTGCCTGTTCTGCACTACCTGTAAATCCTCTTGATCCCATCAATTCATAAGTTCCTTTAATCATCTCATGAATCAATACAGGAAAAAATGCAGCTCTTGCCTTAACGGTTGGGGGAGTTGTTTCAGGATCATATTCTTCAGTTCCCGCCATAGAACTACCGCCACCACCTGCAGATGCCGCTTCCATCATCTGATCAGGAATTATCCAATATGTGGCATCTAAAATAGACATTAAAACGCCATATAAATTACTCAAACGAGGATCAATCGCATCTAATTCAGGTGCTAATAATTCAAACATATAGTGACCCTTCTTAGACGCTCCTTGAATTAACGCGTTAATATAGTGTCTTTTTGCAACTTCGGCATCATATTGTTCAAACGCACTCATTAAATCTTCAATATCTTGTTCCGCTTGTTCGGGGTTTACACCAAATTGTTGTTGTATTTCTTCTTCAGATGGTTTTTCACCTACGCCTTGAATTCCTTCGTTAGATACTGATCCAAATGATACTAATTTCGCATCATATTGAACCTGATCTTCGGTAACACCCAATTCTTCTCTAACAACTTTTTCAGCCAATCTTTCTAACTCGGCTTTATTAGATGATTCAATACTTGATAAGGTATTTACCGCACCATATACTGAACTCATCAATGAGTTCAAATCGTTAGGCCCTATAGATGGTTTACCTAAATATCTTTGGATTTTTTCAACAACTTCCTTAAATCTTTCAGATGCTAATAATTCTTCAAAAGAAGATTGTTCGGTACCTGATGGAAATCCTGGACTTTTTGAAAAGGGGGTTTGACCGGATGCAAACTTTCTTTCAATTCCCGGATCCATTCTTGATGGATCGTCACCATAATCAATTGCGTCTTCGTAAATTTTCTTTTTTGCCATTACTTTCTATTTTTAAAAATGTTTTCATAAGATAAGAAATCAGGTAATTCTGAATTTTCACCCTTAGCCTTAGGTCTTGGTTTAATACCGGGTTTTGGTGAAAAAGGATCTTTAGGATCATCCTTTGGTTTACTCGGAGTCTTAGTCTTTTCTCTTTCCTTTTCCTTAGTACCAGGATCTGATGCCTTAGGTCTTGGTTTAATACCAGGTTTTGGTGAAAAAGGATCTTTAGGATCATCCTTTGGTTTACTTGGAGTTTTAGTCTTTTCTCTTTCCTTTTCCTTAGTACCAGGATCTTGTTCTAAAATGTAATTCATAAAATCTTTTTTAGTCATTGAAGGCTTAATATGCTTATCAACTAAAGCAAAGATAATACTTTCTACCAAACTTTCCTTAATATTTTTACCTTTTTTTGGACCACTCTTCAATGCAACTACACACTTTTCGTATGTTTTCATTTGACTATCAGACCATTTACTTCTTTCAGGTGTACCAAAAATATTACCAAATGTCTTAGTACAAATCGCGTAAGGGTTTAAACCTTGTTTCTTTCCTTCTTTCATCTCATTTTCAGTGGGCATTCCGTCACCATAATTATCGAAACCATCATCACTTGATGGGCCAACTTGTTTTGGGTCTTGAGTTCTCTCACCTTTTTCAAAATCCATAGAATCTTCCTCATCCGCCTCATAGACTTGGAATGTAACCCCTTGTCTCTTTAGGTTATCAATCTCTGTTTTGTTATTTCCTTTTACCATCGTAACCGATTCTTTGTTTTCTTCTTTTGTCATCTTTTCATATAACAAATTCAAATTACGTTGTGACAGGTTATTTAAGGTCTTAAATGAAAAACCTTCTTTCATTAACTTAATTATTTTTTTATCCATACATCGTTTCTTTTTCAAACTCAAGGATTAAATCCCTTTCGTATAATTTATCTTTTATCGACTTCTCGTCTTCTCCAAACTTAAAAACCAAACGAACATTCTCATCACAAGATTCATCCGTTTCATATGCCAAACATATTATGTCCTCCATTGCATCAGATAAACTAAAAAACAAAGAGTTCTGAACTAACTCCAAGTCAACTTGTGTATTTTTCAAAACTCCAACTTTTTTTATGTTTTGAAGGTCGGGTGGTGACGGTGTTCCATTTGCTGGTCTCTCATCCCATCCTTCACCCCAAACATCATATGTTTCACTAAATATAAATTCATACATCTTATCACCTTTGTAATTAGACCCAAGTCCATTTACGTAGATTAAATGACTCATGAAATTATACCTTTATTTGTTATTTTATAATTTTCAGTACCTGATTCAAATACTAAACTTCCTTTATTTGTTTTTCCTATAAATTTATATTTAGGATTATCTTCCGCAAATTTCTTAGCAACAATTTCTTGTTCATAGGTTTCAGAAAGTCTATCAATTTCAGAGAACTTTGATTTTTTGACATGATTCTCACGAATAATTTTATTTTTCTTCAAGACTTTGTCAATCTTATCTTCCTTGAAGTATCTTGATAGTACTTGGTCAACTGATGATTCGGTGAACAATTCATCTAAAACTTTATCAATTCCATAATTCTCTACAGGTTCGGTAGGTTCTTCAATACCCATATCATCACCCATATCAGGTTCAGCCATCATCTCGTCTCCCATTTCAACACCTTCAAATTCAAACTTAGATACGATATCGTCTTTGTCATCTTCTTCCAATTTTGACAAATCCAATGCTGAAATGATTGAATTTAAAACATATTTAATTTGTTGTGAATCCAATGGTTCAGAAGATTCTAAAGTTCTCAACTTTTGACCTAATTTACCAACTAATTTTTGAATTTGTCGGTATGAAACTTCTTCATCACCCATATCAGGTTCTGACATCATATCATCTTCCATACCACCCATGTCAGGTTCTGACATCATATCATCTTCCATACCACCCATGTCAGGTTCTGACATCATATCATCTTCCATACCACCCATATCAGGTTCAGGCATAGTTTCACCTTCCATACCACCCATATCAGGTGCTGGTGTAGGTAATTCCTCAGCTGGTGTTGGTGCTGCGGGTAACTCCAATTTTGGTTTTGGTGTTTTTAATATAAATTTTTTCTGTTCACCCAACAAAGGAGTTTCACCATCAAAACCAGCCAATCTATTACTTTCTTTAATAATTAAATTAAGTTTTTTCATAGCCTGTGAATAAGAACGGAAATATGTTCTATTTTTCATTGGTTCTAAATAATCAACCGATTCGTTAATTTCTTGTTTGATTACATATCCTAGTTTTTCTTTAACAATATCATATTTAACACCATCAACAGATCTAAAAGAAAAAGCATCTTTTGAAGTTTCATTTACAGGTTGTGGGATGTTCTCGTTGTATTTCGCAATCTCCAACATTCTGTTGATTTTTTCCATACCTTGTAATTTCTCACTACCGATTGGTTTTAATTTACTCATATCTTATAATATTTAATTAACTATTTAGTCCGTTACCACTACCGATTAACACAGCATTTCCTTGTGTAACTATATCACCCTGTGTATTTTTATAAATAGGTCTTGGTGTTCCACCAGCAACGTTTGCTGATGTTGATCCACTCCAAACACCAGTATCATATAATGTCCCGTTTGGATAAGTAGAAGCCGTAAGTGTTGCCATAACTATTTTTTATAAATAAATAGTACGTAACTTAATAAAATTTTAATTATTCTTTACTTTCTATCGTTTCTTTTTCAACCGACAACTTTTTGGTTTCCAATTCAGTTGGTAAATTAATTAATTTTTCTAAATATCCACGTCTTCTTAAGAACTTATATACCAAATTTTCCAATGACATCTCATCTTTTTCAAGACCCGCTTTCCTATAATTTTTAAGCTGGTCTTTTAGTTTTGAAATTAAATCCTTTGCTTTGTCCAAAGGTAGAGATTTTATATTTTTCTCTAAAGTATCAATTTTGTCCATCCAATGTTTTGACTTTGTAATTAATTCTACCTCATCCACTTCAACATTCAATGATTGTGGTTTTACCAACCATTTATCATACATTAAAGAATAAACACCACCTGAAGTGTGTTTTTCATTAATGTCTTGAACATAAACCTCAACAGGATAGTTTTTAATTTTAATATCGTGTTTTAGGTTATATAATAATTTTTTAGAATCAAATAAGTTATTTAATACCTCGTGTTCTGTTTTTTTGAATTGATCAAAATCAACCAATAAATGTAAATCAAAATCTGAATACTCACTCCAATTATAATTGGCTAATGATCCTGTTAAGATTACGTCGTCCATCATAAAATCAACTTTAATCGTATCATAAAATGAACTGGCAACTTTCAATAACCCCTCCCTAACATCAGGTTTCATCTCATATTCACCTTTAACTTTTTTCCATATTTTTGGATTAAGGGTTTCTTGAGGTTTGAACGATTTTGCTATATTTGTATTATCCATAATGATAAATATACCATCATTAAATCTTTGTGTATTTGTATTTTTTTGCGATTTCAGAATTGAAGTATTTTCCTTGAGATTCTGATAGTTTGAATCTTGCTATAGATGCGTGAGGAACGTCTTCGTATTTATATTTCGTCCCGTTCTTAAACTCAATTATGAACTCTTTAGTTGCGGTATCATATTCCGTCTTATCAATGTTAGATGATTCCACTTCATATAGAATCTTGGTACCATCAATCGTCTGTTTTTTTATTCCCATGTCTAATTTGTTTGTATTTATATTCAAGATAAGCTAATGCGTCTTCTATATCAATATCTAATCCATATCTAGTTGCGGTATTCAATAACTTTTTTACCAAAAATAAATAATATTCCTTTTCTAATTTTTCAGGATTAGGCGTATCAAGATGTAATCTTTGTTTTAAAACTTTATCCGTAATAGGTAGAACATCAAATAACTTTTGCCAAACACCTCGTTTATTTTTTTCTTTATCATCATTCATAAAAATAAATACAAGTACTATTGGATAATTCAAAACGATGAATTACCTTTGTAAAAAATTCTTTTATATGACAGAACATTTTGATGAAAACGATGGATTAGGAAAATCCAAATCAAAACAAACATCCGCATCTGAAACACCAGTGTTGGATAATTTTAGTAAAGATTTGATGAAACTTGCATCGGAAGGAAAGTTAGATCCTGTGATCGGACGTGAGAGAGAAATTGATAGGATTGCTCAAATCTTATCAAGGAGAAAAAAGAACAACCCTATCATTATTGGTGAACCAGGTTGTGGAAAAACCGCAATCGTTGAAGGTCTTGCAATGAAGATTTTTAAGGGTGAATGTCCGAGAAGTTTGTTAGACAAACGAATTGTTCTTTTGGATTTAACATCAATTGTTGCAGGAACAAAATACCGAGGACAATTTGAAGAACGATTAAAAGTTATTTTGGAGGAAATCACCAATAACAAAAACATTGTAGTATTCATTGACGAAATTCATACATTAGTTGGTGCGGGAAACTCATCAGGATCTATGGACGCATCCAACATTTTCAAACCCGCACTCGCAAGAGGTGAATTACAATGTATTGGTGCAACAACATTGGATGAATACCGAACAAACTTTGAAAAGGATGGGGCGTTGGAAAGAAGATTTCAAAAGATTGTGGTAGATGCACCAAACAAAGATCAGACGTTAGAGATTCTAAAACAATCAAAGGACAAATATGAAGATTATCACAAGGTAATTTATTCAGATGAAATTTTGAACTTGTGTGTAAATCTTGCGGATCGTTACATTACCGATCGTGAGTTTCCTGATAAAGCATTTGACATTCTTGATGAAGTGGGTGCAAAAAGTCAGATTGAAATTAAGATGCCCGAAGCAATTGAAAAACTCAAAGACCAAGCCGTCGAAATCAAGAGATTAAAACAAAATGTTGTTAAACAACAAGATTATGAACAAGCGGCAGAACTTAGAGACCGAGAAAGAAAGATCATTTCCAAATTAGATGAAGAGAAGAAAAAATTTGAAGGTGAAATGAATTTACACAAGAAGGTTATCATCCCTGAACTTGTTTTGGAAGTTGTTTCCAATATGACCAAGATTCCGGTAAATAAACTTAACTTGGATGACAAGAATTCATTATTGAGTTTGGAAACCGATTTGTCTCAATCAGTTATTGGACAATCTGAGGCTGTTACCAAAATTGCAAAAGCAATTAGAAGAAATCGTCTTGGAATTAAAGACCCAAATCGTCCGATTGGATCATTTATCTTCTTAGGTTCTACCGGTGTCGGAAAAACCCACTTAGCCAAACAATTGGCAAGACAGGTATTTGGATCACCTGACGCATTGATTAGAATCGATATGTCAGAATATCAAGAAAAACACACCATCTCAAAACTAATAGGTTCTCCTCCTGGTTATGTTGGACACGATGAAGGTGGTCAATTAACTGAACAAGTTAAAAATAAACCATATTCTGTAATCTTATTTGATGAAGTAGAAAAGGCAAATAAAGAAATCTTTAATACCTTACTTCAGATGTTAGATGAAGGACATTTGACAGATAGTCTTGGAAGAAAGATCAATTTCAAAAATACATTGATCATTATGACAACCAATCTCGGAGCGAAGAAAGTACAAGAATTTGGAACAGGTATCGGTTTCTCAACCTCAACCTCAAGTAAATCAATGATTGATGAGAGAAAGAAAGATATCATCACCAAAGAACTTAAAAACTTCTTCTCACCTGAGTTCTTAAACCGAGTTGATGAAATGGTTGTCTTTAATTCTTTGAATCACGAAGATATTGTTAAAATTGTTGATGTTGAAATGAATAAATTGATTTCACGTCTTTTGGAGATGAAATACAAATTCACATACGACACGTCAATCGTTGAGCATATCTCAAAAGTTGGTTACGATGAACAATACGGAGCAAGACCTCTAAAGAGAGCAATCCAAGATGAGATTGAAGACCTAATCTCAGAAGAAGTTTTGAAAGGTTCCGTCAAGGAGAATTCCAAATACAAACTAACCATCAAAGATGATCGGGTAACAATAACAAAAGGACGATAACAAAAAAAGGGGGTGAAAACCCCCTTTTTATTTTTTAATCAATATGGAAACGAATAATTCGGTTTCTTATAAACATATTCGTGTTTCCTATACCCCAACTCCTGAATTAACTCAGATGCGGTGTGGATTGATCTTTGTAGGTCTTCTACAATAACATACTCTTGTGGTGTGTGGTAGTCGTAATAACCCGCAGCAATATTAACACAAGAGAAATCAAACTTCATTTTCAATTGTGATACATCGGTGTAAGGATGAATCATATACTGGTAATATGAAAAATTCTTTTCCAATACACGATCCAAAACTTCAAAGAATTCTGATTCACGATTAAACAAACGAACACCAGAACAAACCTCAGTAATCATCCAATTTTCAGGACCATCAAATTGAATTGCGTAAGCAACATCTTCAAAAAAAGTAGGATCAGCATCTCTTGACCCGATACACCCAATTTCCTCAGTTACAAAAAACGCAGCTTTAACGTGTGGTTCATTCAACAACATTTGCATACATCCAAAGATCCCACATTTATCATCACCACCAATACCACTCGGTGTCGTTAAGGTCTCATCAGTATATCCTTTCAATGCGAACTTTCTTGTTTCATCTGCATCAAATAACATTTCTTCATTTACAAAAATTGGTTGGATTTTGTGTACTGTGTCAGTGTGAGCAACAACACAAGGATATGGTTTGTCTTCATACCCATCACTTGTCTTGGTTGCATAAATATTGAATAAACGATCCACATAAAATGGAATATGGTTCTCATTCAACCAGTTGGTGATAAACTTTACCATCTGACCCTCCTCACGATAGTGACTTGGAACTGATAACAAAGATTTTAATAACTCTAAATTGTTCATATAAATTTGTTTTGCACAAAGATAGTACAAAACTTTTTAATATCCAAACTTATTGATCAAAGTCAGAAAATAACGTTGGGTTGTAAATAAAATCAATAAATCCTTGGAATGTTGGTTCCATTCTTTTTACCTCACCATCTGACTTTCTAATCATATCAAAAAGTACTGTACCTTTTGTGTTATCAAGGTAATTGATACGAAACGAATATTTATCACTCCTTGGTAAATCGTACGTACGTCTAAGTTTATAGTTGTTTTTGTTTAAGAAATTAACAAACTCTACGGAGTCGGGATTTGATGTTTCCTCTAAAGATTCTAGAATATCATCCAAATAACTTTCAATATAATTATTAAATTCTTCTTCATCAAACTCACCTTGGTATTCGTATATATTATCTGAAGAAAAATCTAACTCACCATCCAAAAAAGTGTTTAACATCCTAATTAAAGATTTTTTCTCAGACTTGGATTGTTTGAATTTGATGATTAACATCGGAGCATAAATTCTAAAAGCCCAAACATCACTTCTCCTATTATCATCTTTAATATATTCAAAACCTATTTTTTTCATTTCACTAATCACAGATTGATTCACTTGTTCGATGGCACCTTCTTCATACGCACGATCATTTAATATCGTATATTCGGAAACTATTCTATCTATTTTATCTTCAAACATATTATCTAACTTATCGGCAAAATCACTAATTAAAACAGTTGAAATATATTCATTCGGGTCTGAGGAAATTTCAGGTGAAATATATGATGCAATTTTCTTTAGTTTTTCATAGTTATCACCATTAAAATATCTAAAAACGTATCCATCACGATAGTCATAATTACCATCGGTTTGTTCAATACCATAATAAGAACCAAGCGTAGCTTGTATAAAACGTTTCTCATACTCTTCTTCAACACCAAATACTTCAATAATTTCATCCAAATCCAATTTTACAACAACCTCTGGAAAATTTTGACTTGTCATATTATCTGTATTCCTATATAAGAACAGATTATCAGCGGTTTCCCAATACAAAACTAAATTTGAATAATCTTCAGAATTATCAGTTAAATCATCAATCAATTCAGATAAATCAGGAAATTGTTTGTGTAATTCTTTTAATTCAATTTTTCGGTCTTTAGAGTCAAAAACTTCAATATCCCTACCACCATTGGAAACAAATAATGCGTATTTACCATCAGGTACTCCTTTTTTAATGAAATAATATAACTTACCACTCTTAAAATACGCATCAAATTGTCCTGAGTCAGTACTAACGGTACACCATTTGGTCTCAGCCCCATAATAACAAGACGATTTTATTGTCATTGGTTGGACAACTAAGATTTTATCGTCTTCAAAAATTTTATTAGCGTCTTTTTTAATTTCCTTTTCTTGTTCCGATTTACTCTTATTCATCTCTAAAAAGTTTCTTATTCTGAATAAGTCGTTTGATGAATAACTATTGATATCTTTCGGTGCTTTCATTGCACGTTCAATATCTGATAATGGATACTTATCATGAATTTTTTCTAAAATCTCAGGAGTTAGTCTAACATAATTTCTTTCAAAATATGGTAAATCTCTATACCAACTTAAAATAAGATCAAATTGTGTCGGTGATAAATATGGTCCACCATAAAATTCAAAATCATTCACTAAGTTTTTAGCAATCCAACTAGAATATTTACCTTCAGGAGTATCAAAATCAAATATTCTCTTTATCGTATTACTAGCATTTGGGTATTTACCGATTAACTCAGACATTACTTTGTCTTTCTTACTCTCTAAAATAATTTTTTTACTCATAATAAATAAATACTTGTTAATCTCAGAATAGATATTTATCTTTGTATTAGTTCTTTGAAATTATATGGGGGTGACATGGAATCGACTGGTAGAATAAAGCAATAAATGCATTTCGAGGCTGAATTAACCTTGTAAAACTGATTCAAAACAATAGATGGCGACGTATTCGCAAACATGGAAACTTTAGGTCTTCTTAAAGGTTCTGAAGTGTCTGTAGCCTAATTGGTTACAACACACCGGGTCGGTCAGGACATATACCTTGGAACAGGAGTCCGTTGTTGTAGTTTCGGTTAATACTCTAAAAATTAACCACCACTTTTGTCTGTTTATATGGAAAATGAAAATGGAATATTTCGGAATGTTGAGAACCGACATTGACCTATAAGTGTAGTATGTTATTGGTTTGTCTAAGCAGGACGAGGGTTTAATTTCGGACCCATCTCATAGTGATGTGAGATTAAAAATCGGATGAATTCAGGGGACTCTAAGTTCGTAAGAATATGACAATCCTGAGCCAAGCCTAGTAGGAATAGGAAGGTGCAGAGACTATCGGGTGTTACACGCTTGTAACGTAATACCGACTTGAGCGTCCGACATCTTGATAAGATGATGATATAGTCCAAACATTATGGAAACATGATGAGTTAAGCGAATCCCTCCACCTCCACCAAATAAAAAAAGGTCAGGCGCCTGACCTTTTTTTATTTACTAAAAATACCTTTAAAAATGTTAAAATTCTTGTAAGGTTCTATTAATTTTTCAAAATCTTCAGGAGTTACAATCTGTGATAAAATACCTAAATCTTTAGATTTTTCACTACTTGTTGGCTTGTTGTAGTACTTATTAAGATAATTAGACGGATTATATGGATTACCAGCAATATCCTCAATTTCAAAATGTAAATGAGCGCCTTTTGATGAACCTCTATGAGGATCATTTGGTCCTCCACCACTTAATCCGATTACCTCACCAGCCTTTACCATCTTACCTTTAGGTACTTTAATGTCTCGTAAATGACAATATTTGGTATAAAAAGTATTACCATTTTGTTTGTGTTTTATCCTAACAAAACCACCACAATTTTTTTTATCTTGATATTCTGAACTAGTAATTTCACCATCAGCTGCGGCTAATACAGGTGTTCCTGATTTAACCAAAATATCAATACCTTCATGTTTATGACCCTTTCTTGGGGCTCCAAATTGTTGTCCCTTAGACGGGTTTGGGATTGGTACTCCAACTGGGTTTATTATGTTAAAATTCATTATATGTACTGTTTAATTGACTCTATGTCTTTTTTTAGTTCCGAAACAATAGTCTGAGAAAATTGACCTGATTCTAAATATATTTCGGGTATATCGGAAAATACCCAATCTAATCCAACATTAGCCACCAAATGTTTTTGATTGTCGTAAACAGGAACACCAATATGTGCGTGAGTACCGAAAGATTTAATCCAAGATCTCATTGTGATATCATCAATTAAATTAACATCAATGTAGTAACATTCATCTTTTAATAGATTTGTATTATACCACGCAAAATTACTAATTAGAACATTTTGGTATTTGTCAGCAATTCTTTCCAAACCATCGGAACATCTTTCATATGTAATGGATGCTTTTTGCATTGGAGATTCTGTATAAAAGTTTCCACCATTATGATATTGCATAACATATAATCTATCACAATTATATTTTCTTCTCATTTCACGAAGTGAAAAATGAACTAATTCATCTTTTTGGATTTGCTCAACCAACTTTGATCTTGAACGCTTATCTTTCTGTTTGTCTTGATATTTCTTAAAATATCCACCAGCAATTAGGGCGACAATAACAGAAGTAACGGATGTAATAACAATTTTAACAATCTCTAAGAATCCTTCCATGTTTTGAGCACATTTTAATATATAAATATGCTCAAAACATAATTAAATCTCCGAAATCACTCTCTTCGTGAATCTCGTTTGGATCCGTCGTCTTTTCGTTCATTTGTTCCCCCCTTTTTGTTATTGAATTTTTCTTTCTTTTCAAAAACCTTTGAGTTTTTGTTGTTTGGATTAAAATCTTCATTTTCAAAATCCAACATTCTAAAATCTACCTTTGGCATATGATTAAAAATATAATAATAATTATCTTGGAGTTTACAAAGTTTCTAAAAACCGAACCATTGATTCAAAATTATACAAATAGTCCTCAATTTCGTTAATATCTAATGTTCCAATTGACAACCTAAACCACCCTTTATTTTCCTTACTTCCGAAATATTCAAACGGAACAATACCTATACCAAAGTTATCAATAATGAAATTCAAAAACTTTTCAGTTGTTGTAAATTCCAAAGACTTTTGAAGATAGATTGAGATGTAGATAGCTCCGTCAGGATTTAAATAATCCACACTAAATCCTTGTAATTTTAGATAACTCAAAAACTCGGTAAATTTGTCAAACACATCACCAAACTGATTTTTTCTGAGTGATAAGTATGATTTATACTCATTTTGGTTTTTTAAGTAATGTGCAACTGCAAGTTGTTCAGGTTTTGGAGCCCAAGCACCAATATGTGAAAAAATCTCAGTTGCTTTTTTAATTATTGGTTCATCCGCAAACATCCAACCAACACGAACACCAGTTGCACATAAAGATTTTGATATTCCGTCAATATGTATGACATATTTTTTACATTCAGGAACCAATTGTGTTGGAGCAAAAAAACCAACCTGTGACAATTCAGAATAAATCTGATCAAAAAATAAATAAACTTTTTTTCCGTCACCCCTACGCTCATTTTCATCAACAACTAATTCACAGATTTTCTTCAAAAGATCAGGTGACATAACCTTACCTGTCGGATTTTGAGGGGAACATAAACAAATCAATCGTGCATCCGAAATCTCGTTTTTAATGTCTTCCAACGTTGGAAAGAAGTCATTCTCAGGTTTTGTTTCAATAAAACAAGCATTTCCATTGTGTAATAATGAATAGTGGTTATTGTTCCAAGATGGTACAGGAATAACTACTTTATCCCCTTGATCCAAAATTGTTTTATATAACAAGTAAATCAGTGGTCTAGCACCAGCACCAATCAAAACCTCTTCAGGTGAAAAATCAACACCATGTTCTTTTCTCATGTATAAAGAAATTTCCTCACGTAAGTCCAATTCACCTTTACCTAATGGGTAATTAGTTTTCTTCATAAAATAATACGAACCAATTAACTCTTCCAATTTTTTAGGAATCGGATACACCTCAGAATCAAAATCACCAATGGTGTAGTTATAAACTTTTCTTGTCTTTGACATTTCTTTTAGTTTCTGTGCAATCTTAATGATCTCAGAACCAATAATGTTTTCTCCAAAATATGATAAATCTCCCATGTCACAAAGATAATAAAGAATTAATAATTTTACAACAAAAAAGTGGGGTTATTAGCCCCACTTTTATTAAATCACATCCCATTTGAAATCAGTTCCTTTTCGAGTCTTATCCACTCTTTTAACTTCATTTAAGACTTCCTCCTCAAACTTAATCCATTCGTCGGTACGATATGTCATTTGTTTAAGAATAAACTCCTCAAAACATCCATCCCCACACTCATCGAAGGTAAAATATTTTTTCAAAACTTTATTTGAGATATCGTTAGTTTCAAAAGTTTTTTGAACCGAATAATTTAATACTTTCTTGAATTTCATATTATTCCTCCGTTTTAACTTCTTCAAATTCAACATCCATTCCGTCGTCCTGTGGTTGTTCAGTTGTTTGAGAATACACCGATTGCATAATCTCATTAAACGTAGTTTGTAGAGTTTCCATTACAACTTTAACTTTTTGAATGTCACGATTTGCAATATGGTCTTTTAGTTCTGTGAGATTATCCACCACTTTTTCTTTTTGATCAATTGTGATCTTTTCATCAAACTCTTTGATTGATTTCTCAATTTGGAAGATCAAAGAATCGGCTTGGTTCATTACCTCAACTTCTTCTCGGATCTTTTTGTCTTCCTCGGCATTTGCTTCAGCCTCTGATTTCATCTTTTCAATCTCTTCTTTTGATAAACCAGTTGAAGACTCAATTCTAATTGTTTGTTGTTTATTAGTCCCTTTATCCATCGCAGATACTTTAATAATCCCGTTAGCATCAATATCAAAAGTAACCTCAATTTGTGGAATTCCTCTACCTGCCGGTGGGATACCATCCAAGTGGAAACGACCAATTGTTTTATTATCTTTCGCCATCGCTCTTTCACCCTGGAGAACGTGTATCTCAACTGATGGTTGGTTATCAACTGCGGTTGAGAATACCTGAGATTTCTTGGTAGGAATTGTTGTATTTGATTCAATCAATTTAGTGAATACTCCACCCATAGTCTCAATACCTAATGATAGTGGTGTAACATCAATCAACAATACATCTTTAACATCACCAGCCAATACACCACCTTGTACCGCAGCTCCCAAAGCAACAACCTCATCAGGATTAACACCTTTATTAGGTTCTTTACCAAAGAATTTCTTAACAGCTTCTTGAATTGC